ATCTTGCCAAAGCTTTTTGCCATGTAAGCTTTGGTCTTTGCAGAAGCATCCCACCCCTTGTCGTTAACTAGGTTTTCTTCGGCTTTGGTCAAATTAAATTGGTGAACTTTAATAGTCATGTCTACGTCCTTCTGTGTGTGTTGTTTCGACACACATATAGTCTCAAATAAAAGTGGTCATGACAACTATTAGTTGTCGATATATTAAATGTTTCTCATATCGACAATGTTAATTTTAAGAAACAAATTCAGGCATAAAAAAAGGGTCCGTAGACCCTTACTTGTTTGAGCGCCGATCCTTAACGGCCTCGTAATGCATCCGACTCAGCTCCTTTCTCGACAGCTTTACGCCCTCGTGGAGATAGCAGTCAGGGCCGTAGAACTTTATCTCGCCGCCCTTGGCAACCCACTGCTCGACGGCCTCTGCATTCGCCTGCCTAAGCGCCTCGCGCTGCTTATCATGCGAGGGCCGCATCAATGGATCACCTCGTCCACCTCAACCTCGAGGACATCCTCATCGCAGCATGTCGAGAGCACATAATAGGAGCGGCGCTCTACGATCTGATCGCCGTGGGGTTCGTAATCAATCTCGCGCACCTCGTAAACATTGCAGAGGCAATGGCACTCGGCGCATATCAGATCAGTCGCCACAAGTCACCTCCAAATTCATGTAATTGCCATGCACACCAGTGCAATATCGCTCGATGTAATCACGCTCTGAGGCCTTTGCGTCCTCGAAGTCTCCATCGCCTGCGAAGCCCAGCGCGACCACTACCATCGCGGCGGCGGCGAGCTTAAGAGGCAGCACTGGACACCCCGCTGAACCCAAGCCACCGCTCGCGGTACATCCTTCTGATCTTCGACACCTCGGAGGGCGATATACCCACAATCTCACTTGACTGCTTCGCAGTAAGTCCAGACTTAGCGTGCTCACAAATCTGCGAGATGTACTCTTCGTCTTGGTAGTAGGGCGTGCGTGTCCCCGCGCCGCAGGGGTGCTTAGCTGCGAATATTCTGACCAACCTCCCGTCCACGGAGACCCTAGTCGAGTCGTAAAATTTATTACTCATTGTTGTTAACCCATTATTTGGTTGTTTTCAAAAGCAAAAAAAAATAGCTGCTAAAATGCAGGCCGCTATGTTCCTTTGCTTTTTTTAGTCGCGGTCTGCGAAGGCCACGGTCAAGTCATGCAGCTTCTGCATAGCGTGCTGAAACTTGTTGACCACAAAAATTCTGATCACGCTGTCCTCGTTGGAATTCCAAAGGGTCACCTCGTACTGCTCGTAGCAGCTATCGGGGCGGACCTCTATCCGAATGTTGTGATCATGCACATATGTGATTGCGATTGGGTCTGACATTACTTCTTCTTCTAGATCGATACTGCTAATCTGATTGCTCAATTGTTTCCCCTGCGGTGGTGTAATTTGACAAGTTCGTCTTTACAAATTAAAATTTATCACGTCTAAAGTTGTTACGTCAACTGTTGTTGATTAAACACAAACTAACATTATTTACGCATGGCCTCTGCGAGATTCTGAATCCACCAAAAAAGTTCGTGCTCCGGCAACGTGTGCTTCATGATGTTTATGCGCAAACAGACAAGCTGCACATTCATTGGCTTGCTCGCGTATCCGATGTCGGGGTTAATCCGGTCAAGCGAAACGTTCATTTCTTTTCGCCCCTTGCCGTCTTTTGCATAAGTCATCCTGACACCCGATAGCGCGCACTTCCCGCCCTGTAGTTCCCACAGCCCCAACAAATCAGCCAACGTGATGTCAAACGTCAGCCCCCGTTTTTTGGCTCCGTATCGCGCTTTGTTAAGTAGGTTTCTTAAATATGCGCGGGGGCTTGCGTTCGCTCGAACCTGCTCACTGTTTGTGCGGCACCGCCTGCAAACTGGCTCGACGCTTCCGTTCGCCCTCATGTAGAAATCAGCAACCGGCTTCTCTGTGCTGCAAACCGTGCAGGTCTTGGTTTCGCCTACCGTCAAAACGGTACCTCGTCTGACCAGTTTGCGGGGTCGAGCGGATCAAGATCCTCTACCGCCTCAACGACCTCATTGTTTTTGATGTTGTGGTGGGTAAGGAATGCCTGCAATGCGATCTTCGGGCGCGCAAACTCAACGCAATACAATTGTCGGTTTGCGACTCGCTTTCTTGACTCGCGGACAATTAAACCATCGATATCGTGCAGGTGCTTCCAGAACTGCGACTCCTTGCGTGCGTTCTCGAAGCGGCCCTTCACGCTCGAAACATAGCATTGGTAAATGCTGTGCTTGGCCTCTGCGCTTCCGAACTCAAAAACATCGCCATTGGAACGCTGCTCTCGAAACTCACCGGAGCTTATGCAGTCGAGCACCCATTGATCAATAGTGTCCAGAGACAGCAGCTTTTGCTGATCGAGTGCCGCCGTGCTTGGGGCGACCCTCACATCAACTGAGCTGAGGTCAAAACTCTTGAAGAAGTGCAGTAGGTGCTCGGCACCGCCTCGGTCATACCAGCGCCTAAGATCGCCAAAATATTTTGCATTCTGCATTTGACACGGGGACACATCGAAGACCGCGAATCTGCGCTCGTCGAGCGATGCCGGGACTACCCACTCCTCGTTGGAGGTGAACAGCAGCCGCGTGTAGTTATTGGAGCTATAGCTGTCCATTCCCTTACGCTCTACGGTGATGCGGTTGTTGGTCATAAGGTCTTTCAATGCCCCCTCGGCTGCCTTGTTCCTCGCCCAGTAAGCCTCGTCACATTGCAACAGTAACGTATCCTCTAAGTGGCGGTTGAACTTGCCGGTAACGTGATCTGCTTTCGATACAATACGGTGGTGGGGCTTGCACAAGCCGCCGACCAGCTCCCCGAAAAATGACTTGCCGGAGCCTTTCTTTCCGCGCAGCGTAATCCCAACACCCACCTTGGACTGGGGCTTCTGGATCATCTGCGCAACCCATCCGAGGATGTATCTTGCGTGGTCCTCGTCGCCGCCTGCGATCACGTTGGTCACGAACTCGATAAATGGAGACACATCGCCCTGAACCGGCTTGTAGCTCCAGCCTCGCCATAGATTGTATTTGTTTAGCACCTGACCATCTGGCGAGAAGCAGATGCCCCCCGCGTATGTTCTGCGGTCAGGATGCTCAAGCCACATGTCGGCTAAATTCATCATCCGAGGCTTGTCACTCCCGTGATCCAACACCTTTTGGTTAGCGAACTCCTTCTTGAGATCGTCGAGCTTATAAAGAATTATTTGGTCGCTGTTCAATTCCTCCCTTAGCACTCTGGCGCTGCCCTCAACTTGCACAAAGGCCCAGTTATTGAGCATAGAGGGTAGGCGTTCTTCAATTACCTCTACGCTCTCGGACTTTTTTGCTTCAAACTTAAGCGAGGCCATAGTGACCTTCGCACCGCTGTAATCACCGAAGGACTCCCACCGTTTCGCGCACTCTCCCTCTTTAAATTTGTCAGAGTCCATTGACCATGTCTCAAAAAGCTCAAGCCCCTCAACATCTCCACCGAACTGGTGGTGCAGGGCCATTCCAACCCGGACCCATGAGTCGTGGTCGCCGTCAGCATCGAGCGTCTGTAAAATCTCGCTTATCTCCTCTGCGCCCATATCCAGCGCGGCCTTAAAATTCATCAGCTCGTCGTGGGCCTGCTGCTTCTCGCGGGTGCCTTCCTTTTCTGCCACCCAGCCAAGCTCTTCAGCCTGCTGCTCAAAAAACGTAATAAACGCGCTGGCTATGTCGCTGGTCAGAGCAGGGAGATCCTCATGGAAAACGTCAGCCAGCGTCGGACCAGCAACCCACTCATATGGTTTCAAGGTCTTTGGGTGTATACCGTAGGCGATGAACTGCTGCCCAGCCCCCAAAATCTCAACGGCGTGCGTGACACCATCGCCGCAAACAAACTCCTTTGAGCGCATCTTCCTCATGCCCTCGACGTTTCTATAAGGCACAACGCACTTCGGGTTGAGGCCAATTCGGGCCGCTGGCATACCTATATTATCTTTCAGCCAGTGCAGCAGGCGGTTGTTGAGTGCCTTGTTGTGGCAGTCGATGTCCACTGCCGCTGTCGTATTACACAGCACGCCGATCCCGAACTCGGGCATCTCGGTGATCCAATCCTGCACTAATTCAGGCGTTGACTGTATTTTTTGCCAGCCCAAACCGTTGGGTCTTTTCTTCGCTGGCAGGGTCGGGATGATGTTATACCCGCGCTCAACCATTCGGTGACCATACTGATCTATCATTTACTTCCCCTAAACTCTAAAGATGATCTGCTGCCTTTCGATCCGCCCAGTCCGCTGCCCTTTCTAGCAACTCAACCAGCTTGTCTGCAATGCGCTCCAACAATTTTGCAAGGTTTGAGCAGCACCACCAGAGCACTTGATAAAGCTGTGCCCTCATTTCTTTACAAGCTCAATGGTCTCGCGCAGCAGCGAAGGGCATAGCGTGCGCCATGTCATCTCGCCGTCTGTCAGATGCTCTATTTGAATAGCCCGCATCGGTGGAACCTCTCCACGAGAGCGCCACGCCGCCACATTTTGTTTCTCCACATCGAACATTGCGGCTAGCTGTCTGTCGCTTCGCAAAGCGAAAATGTTTTTCAGCTCATCGAGAGCGTTGTTGACCTGTGTTTGGTCGCTGCTGATACCAGTTTTCATCTGTTTTATTTCCAAAAGTTGACAATAGCGTTTGCAATCTACTATTGTCAGGAGCAATATACAACCAAAGTGGTTGATAAAAGTTAGGGGAATTTTTTGCAGCAGCAAGATTTAGTGCTTGAGACAGCTCACGCGGAGTTGAGCGCAAGCAGTGCGCATAGGTGGATCGCGTGTCCAGCGAGCGTCAGCGAGAGCCGAGGACTTCCGAACACAAGTAGCCGTGCCGCTGAGGAGGGGACAGCCGCGCATGAGCTTGCAGAAACTTGCCTGAGAGACGGTTCAAATCCTTGCGATCATCTAGGCAAGACCTTTAACAGCTTTGTGGTTGATGAGGAAATGGCTGATGCGGTCGGCATGTACACAGACTTTTGCCGCGCATTGCCGCAGGGCAGGTCGCACGTTGAGCAGCGTCTGGATTTCTCGCTCTGGGTTCCGGGGGGATTTGGCACCGCTGACTTTGTCGCCATCGCTGAGGGCGAAGCTTGGGTGGTCGATCTGAAATTTGGCAGGCATCTGGTTCGCGCAGACAGCGATCAACTGAAATGCTACGCCCTTGGGGTCATCAACCAGTTTGGTTTCGATGCACAAATAGACACCATTCACATGACCATCGTGCAGCCCAGAATCTTTCGCAAAGACACACATACCATGCGAGTCACCGAGCTTCTGAAGTGGGGCAAGCAAGTGCTTCAGCCAGCGGCAAAGGCGGCGCTCGGTGAAAACCCAGACTTCAATCCGAGCGAGTCGGCTTGTCGATTCTGCCGCGCTGCTGAGACATGTAAGCCGTTGGCGCAGCACGCACTGGCGCAGGCAGGCATGAGCTTCGATGACCTCACGCTGCCATCTAACAAATTGACAACAGACGAGGTCGCGGAGCTGCTGCCGAATCTTGGGTTGATCAAGAGCTGGTGCGAAAAGGTTGCCGCGAAGGCTCAGAGCCTTGCAGCCGAGGGCCATGTCATTGAGGGCTACAAGCTTGTCCGCGCAAAGACCAACCGCCGTTGGGCCGATGAAAAGCAGGCGCTTCAGCTCATGCAGAAGCTAACCAACGAGCCGGTCTACACGGCTAAAACTATTTCACCAACTCAAGCCTTAAAAATCTTGGGCGATGAAAACGAGGAGCTAAATCAGCTCATCACAAAACCTGAAGGCAAGCCGACCTTGGTGCCAGATAGCGATAAGCGATCTGCCATCAATGTTGTCGAAGGCTTCGACGCAATAGAAAAGTAAAAGGAAAAATAAAATGAACGAACTAGTAATCAAAAACGCACGACTGAGTTTCCCAAGCCTGTTTAAGCCATCCGCATTCGATGCAGGGGCGCAGCCAAAGTATTCGGCTACGTTGATCCTCGATAAGAAAGAGGACGCTGCCGCTATCGCTACGCTGAGGCAGCTCGTTAGCGCACTCGCAACGGAGCAGTGGAGCAAGCTACCGAAGAAGGTGTTCTACTCACTGCAAGACGGCGACACGCTTGACCGCGCCGAGTACGAAGGAAAGTACATAGTTAAGGCCAACAACAAAAAGCGTGTCCCGATCATTGACAAAGATCTTACTGCTCTCGTTGAGGAAGACGAGCGCCCATATGCGGGTTGCTATGTAAACGCAAAGGTTAGATTTTACGCATGGTCTAACGGCACTAGCTTTAACGGAGTACTGTGCTCGTTGGAGGCCGTTCAGTTTGCCAAGGACGGCGACAGCTTTGGCGGTGGTGGCAACGCACTTGATGGCTTTGATGCCATTGAGAGCGAGACCGCAGTGGATGTTGCAGAGGAGGCCGAGGAGTTCCTAGCTTGATCATCTCGCTGGACTTTGAGACCTACTCCGAATGCGACATTCGGAAGGCGGGTGCGTTTGCGTATGCAGACCACCCATCGACTGAGGTTATCTGTTTGGCGTGGTCGCTGAACGACGAGCTTCCGGTGCTCTGGACCCCCGACATGCCAGCGCCCACTGATTTGTTTCGACTGATCGAAAAAGGCGCAGAGGTCTGGGCATGGAATAGCTTCTTTGAGCTTTCGATTTGGGAGAGGGTGCTCCATTGGCCCTCGATCAAGATCACTCAGTGGAACGACACCGCCGCGCTGGCTGCTGCGCAGGCGTACCCAAGGGCGTTGGGCAAATGCGGGGAGTTTATGGGGATGACCGGGGATGCAGCGAAAGACAAGCGCGGAAAATACCTCATTCAGCGGCTGTGCAAGCCCTACAGAGGCGAGCGGGTTCGAGACCCAGAGCTGCTGCAAGAGCTGTATGACTACTGCCTTCAAGATGTGGTTGCAGAAAGAGCGATACGAAAAAAGCTGCGGCCTCTTCACCCTACCGAGCGACAGGTATGGGTCACCGATCAGAAGATGAACCTGCGGGGTGTGCGTCTAGATAAAGATAACATAGGCCACGCCATCGCCATCATTGAAAAGCTTGCGATTGAGTTAAATGCAGAGGTCTATGAGTTGACAAACGGCGCTCTCTCCTCGACGGCCTCAAGAGCAAAGTCGCTTGAATGGATCAACGCGCAGGGCGTGAAGATGGATTCATATGATAAGGCAGCCGTCACCTGTGCGCTTGAAGGTGTATGCCCTCCAGATGTGTATAGGTTCCTGCAAATAAGGCAGGCGCTTTCTAAGTCCTCTACCAAAAAGTATCAGGCGATGCTTGACTGCTTGGCTCGGGATAACCGCGCCCACGGCACCGGCATGTACCACGGGGCAGCCACAGGGCGATGGTCTGGCAGGCACTTTCAGCCTCAAAATCTCCCGCGCCCAGTCGTCGATGACGTTGATTCGGTGATTGATGTGCTCAAATACCGCAGCACCCAGCAGCTCGACGGCGAACCAATGGCGCTGCTTGCCTCCTGCCTTCGCGGGATGCTGATTGCAGGCAAGGGCAGAAGGCTTCTTGTCAGTGATTACAGCGCGATAGAGGCGAGGGTTTTGGCGTGGCTTGCTGGTCACGAAACCGTATTGCAGAGCTTCAGAGACGGACTGGATCTGTACAAGGTGACGGCCTCTGACATGTACGGCATTCCGTACAGCGATGTCGATAAAGATCAAAGATTTCTCGCTAAAATCGCAACGCTGGCCCTTGGTTATCAGGGTGGGGTCAAAGCCTTCCAAAAGATGGCGCAAAACTTTGGGACCGTGGTGGACGATGAGCAGGCGCTGAAGATCCGTGACGAATGGCGTGCCACAAATAAACCTATTGTCAGGCTGTGGCATGAGATTGAGGCCGCTGCTGTTAAGGCTGTTCAATTTGGAAAGGCCGACACCAGCATTGGTGTGTTTAACATGGTTAAAAACGATCTTGTGTTTGTCCTGCCGTCTCAGAGGCTTCTGTCATTCCCGAAAGCGCAGGTCAGCAATCTAAAACTTAGCTACCACGGCATGAACAACTACACACATAAGTGGGAAGCCATCCCCACCTATGGCGGCTCACTGGTTCAAAGCATAACGCAGGCCGTTGCCAGAGACCTTCTGGCACACAGCCTGTTGTTAATTGAGCAAGCTGGCTACGACCCCGTCATGACGGTTCATGATGAGATTGTTGCCGACACGCGCATTAATCACGGATCGTTAGACGAGTTCAACACATTAATGTGCGAGCTGCCGAAGTGGGCAACCGGGCTGCCGATGGCTGTTGAGGGCTACGAGGCGGAGAGGTACAGAAAGTGATGCAGTATCGACTTGAGGCAAAAATAGAGGAAAAGGTTTGCAGATACGCAAAGTCGCAAGGCTGGCTCACTTTCAAGTGGATGTCTCCGGGACAAAACGGGGTGCCGGATCGCATATTTTTCAAGGACGGTGTTTGCCAGATGATTGAATTCAAGGCTCCGGGCAAGCAACCAACTTCCTATCAACACGCCATACATCGGCAGCTCAAAGAGCACGGGTTCCACGTTTACGTCGTTTCAGATTTCGAGCAGGGGAAAGTATTATTCTAAAGCACAATCAACTGCACAAGTACCAGCTCCGGGCCGCGCAGTTCATCAAAGATAACAAGATGTGCGCGCTTTGGGTGGACATGGGTCTAGGCAAAACTGTCAGCACGCTCACGGCAATTGTCGATCTACTGGCGACCAAGGAAGTCCAAAAAGTTCTGGTCGTTGCCCCGCTCCGCGTGGCGCAGCACACATGGCCCACGGAAATCAAAAACTGGGAGCACCTCAAGGCCTTAAAGGTCTCGGTAATTGCAGGCCTCAGCGCAGCAAAGCGTGAGCAGGCTATGCACTCCTCCGCACAGATTCACATTGTCAACAGAGAAAACATAGAGTGGTTAGAAAAAACATGTTCGCCGCACGGGTGGCACTACGACTTCGTCGTAATAGACGAGTCAAGCTCGTTCAAAAGTCAGAGCAGCCAACGGTGGAAATCACTGCGGAGGGTAGTGAAGGGCGGCAAGATCAAGAGGATGGTGCAGCTAACGGGTACACCAGCGCCGAACAGCCTGATGGAACTCTGGCCCCAGATGTATTTGCTGGACAAGGGTAAGAGGCTGGGCGATACGCGCAGTAAATTCCTAGAGTCGTACTGCCGCCAAGTCGGGAACCCACAGTGGGCGCAGTACGAGGTCCGCCCTGATCGAGTAGATGACTTGCAGTCAAAGGTCGCAGACTTGGTCCTGCGAATGGACGCGAAAGATTACATCGAGCTGCCTGATCGAGTTGACTCTAACGTGGTTGTTTCGCTGCCTCCCAAGGCCTTGGCAGCCTACCATCAGATGGAAAAAGAATTCCTTGTACAGTTCCAAGGCGGTGAGGTGCTTGCCGCAAATGCGGCGGTCAAGATAAACAAGCTGTTGCAGATATCCTCTGGATCAATCTACACAGAAGATGGATACGAGGTTCTACACAACGCGAAGCTCGATGCACTGCAAGAAATAGTGGACACGGCATCCGAACCGATCTTGGTCGCTTACAATTTCAAGTCTGATGCCGAGCGCATATTGAAGCGAATAAAGGGCGCGGTCCTGATGGACAAAGACAACGCCACCATTGATAAGTGGAACAAGAAAAAAATACCCGTTCTGCTCTGCCACCCAGCCAGCAGCGGTCACGGTCTGAACCTGCAAGCTGGTGGCTCGGTGATCGTCTGGTTCGGTCTAAGCTGGTCGCTTGAGCTGTACCAGCAACTCAATGCGCGGCTGCACCGTCAGGGCCAGACCAAGCCGGTTCGGATCATCAAGATCCTTGCCGACACTAAATGCGATTTGCTTGTTTCCGAATCGCTGTCACAGAAAAACAAAACACAATCCGGCCTGCTCGAATTTGTTGAGCGGCTCCAAGGGGGCAAAAAATGAAGGTAAATATCAGCGACGAAATGGTTCACAGCCCCCCGCATTACACCAACGGGGGCATCGAGTGTATCGACTACTTGGA